CACAATTTTTACAGTTAATGAGTTTATATAACATTGCATCACCAATTTTGTCTTTATGTTTACCTATTATTGTTCTTATTATTCCTTTTGTTATAATTAAAATAAAGGGAGTAGAGCTTAGTATTGCTGAATATATTGAAATTCTTAAGAAACTAATATCAAATCACGCTATATTCAAAATATTTACACAGTTTCATGAAATTGATAATGGACAAAAAATGTATCTTGTATTATCATCAGCATTTTATTTATTTTCAATTTATCAAAATATATTAGTGTGCGTTCGTTTTTACTCAAATATGCAAAAGATTCATAATTATCTGTTTAAATTTAAGAAATATTTAGCATATACTTTGGAAGTAATGGATTATTACTCTTTTAAGACTAATCAACTAACAACATATAATAAATTCATAAATGAGCTTGAAGGAAATAGACGTATATTGAAACATCTATATAATGACCTTTCTAAAATAACACCTTTTACTTTTTCATTCTCAAAAATTACTGAAATAGGACATATTATGTACAGCTTTTATGAAATTTATGATAATTTAGAATATCACAATGCAATTCTATATTCATTTGGGTTTAATGGATATTTTAATATGCTTTCTCATATTGGAACACTTTCTGATTCTAAACTTGTAAAAACCACATTTACTAAAAAAGGTAGACCATCTTTTAAGAAAATGTACTATCCAAAATTTATTAATAATGAAAATTCTACAATTATCAAAAACGACTGTAATTTAAATAAAAATATGATCATTACTGGTCCTAATGCATCAGGTAAAACAACAACACTTAAATCGGCATTAATAAATATTCTTTTGTCACAGCAAATTGGTTATGGATGCTTTGAAAGTTTAAAACTTTGTCCATATGATAAACTACATTGTTATTTAAATATTCCAGATACATCCGGAAGAGATAGTTTATTCCAAGCTGAAGCAAGAAGATGTAAAGAAATTATAGATTGTATTGATGAAGAAAACTCAGAAGAACTAACACATTTTTGTATTTTTGATGAATTATATTCAGGAACAAATCCAGAAGAAGCTGTTATTAGTGCTAATGCATTTATGGATTATATTGTTAAAAATGAAAATGTTACATGTATTTTAACTACACATTATGTAAAATTATGTAAGAAGTTGTCAAAAAATAAGATGATAAAAAATTACAATATGAAAACTGTAAAAAAAAACGACAATTTTGAATATACATATCAATTAGATGAAGGAATATCAAAAATAAAAGGAGGATTAAAAGTTTTACATGACATGAAGTATCCCAAAGAAATTTTAGATTTAGCCAATAAAATAAATTAATTCGTTTTAAAAATGATTAAAATATATTACCCATTTTTAAGAATGGCAATTTCCGATTTATTTAGTACATCATTTTTATTTAGCATTGCAATTATTATTATATTAATAGGTGGCATATTTGCATATGTTAGTTATAGAATGGCAGAGCAAGATCATAAACTAACTTCAATGGTTAGTTTGGTTTCAATATTAGCACAAGATTTAAGATTTGTTAAAAGCAAAATAGATTTATTAGAACAAAATAGTGGTAGCACACCTAATCTACAATATTCTTCTGAAATAATGGGAGGAGAAGGAACTTCAGACCTTATTAGTGTTTCTGACGGAGGTGATGAAAACTATGATGATGAAGATGAAGATGAACATGACGACGACGAGGACGACATAACTGACGAAGATAGTTATGCTTCTGAAGATGAAGAAGATGAGCTTGGGGATTCACAAGAAAATATTAAATTACTTGATTTAACTTTAGCGAATCAAGATGTAGAGAATGATTCTCCAATTGAAGATCTTAATTGTGATTTTTATAACGAAGTAAAAGAATTAGATACTCCACATAAAGAAGATATTAAGACAATTCATCTTGAAACACCTATTAATTTTGAAGAAACTGAAATACATATGCCTTTAGAACCTGATTCAAATGACCTACATATTTCAGGTGAAGACATTAACTTTTCCTTAAAAAATGTAACAATTACTGATTTAGGAGAAGCCGACGATTTACACGCATCTAAATCAGAATACAAAAAAATGTCACTTAATAAACTTAGAGAAGTTGTTGTTAGTAAGGGGGTTATCGGAGACGCATCAAAATTAAAAAAGAATGAAATTCTTAAATTGCTTGGTGACGAGTAATTGAAATTTATTTTTTATCTAACTTTAGTATAATATGAACAATAATTATTATACTATAGAACCAACACAAGAATTACAAGGTACAGCATACAGTTTATGGCAACCAGATAGTTCAACTAATAAAAAAATCCAAGTTGATACTGGAATTAGTTCTAACTGGAAATACAGACAATATATGCAAAAAAATGCTAATGATATTATGAAATATAATACAATGCAGTCTATTCATACTTCTGGAAATAATCCATACACACTTTTAAATACAAAACCAGTTGGAAATACTCCTTACTTATATAATTCGGTTCATGATACAAGCAGTCCAGCATATGGATTTAGAAATTCCGATCTTAAACAAGATTATATGACTAAAGAGCAAATGAAATCACGAATGGTAGCACCATCTATTCCTACTAATTTTTAAAATATTAAAACTAATAAAAAAAGAATATAATACTAACTTTTAATAATTTAGTATTATAGATGAAAATATTAAGTATTGATGTTGGCATTAAAAACTTATCCTTCTGTCTTTTTGAGTTACAATCACCTGACGAAAAATCAAATCATCTCAAAGTTATTAAATGGGATAATATTGATTTAAGTGAAAAAACAGAATCAAGATGTATTGAAGTTGATAAAAATGGATTATGTGATAAACCTGCTAAATTTTCAAAAGATGGAAAATGTTATTGCCTCAAACATTCAAAAAAACATAACTTTTTACAACCTTCAGCTGAACTAAAACAATCATATTTAAACAAACAAAAAATACAAAACTTGATTGATATCGCCGACAAATACAAACTAACATATGAAAAACCACCAAAAAAAGCCAATATTTTAGGAATTATAAATGAATTTATTAATAATAATTGTTATACAGCAGTTGCTAAAACAAACGCTAGCAAAGTAGATTTGGTTACTATTGGTAGAAATATACAGCATAAATTTGATGAAATTTTAGCAGATCATTTATCTAGTATTGACATTATTATTATTGAAAATCAAATAGGACCTATCGCTAACAAGATGAAAACAATTCAAGGAATGATTTCACAATATTTCATTATGAGAAATAATAATATTCATATAGAATTTATTAGTGCTTGTAATAAATTAAAAGATTTTTTACCAGAGGAAAAAATAGATTATAAACAACGAAAAAAATTAGGAATTCAAACTTGTCTAGGAATTGTTACTAATGACTTTAGATTCAAAGAATGGGAAACTTTTGTAAACAAACACACCAAAAAAGATGATTTATCTGATTGCTTTTTACAGGGGTTATGGTTTATAAAACATAAAATTTAATACAATTACATAACCATTTATCTACATTTTAATTTAATTTAATTTAATTTTAAAATATATATTTTGTAATTCGTATTACTTAAAATTAAATGTTCTTATTATTTCATAATGGATAACGATATAATTGATATTTCGATGGATTTTGATAATTTAGACAATCAATGGAACGGTGGAAAAACCAATTTCGGAGGTGGAATTGAACTTCTCATGAATGATAAAAAATCAGAATCTCATGGACCAACTAGTGATATTGATATTGAGGATTTAAATAATTTAGAAAACGAACTTAATGATTTAGCCGCAGAAACTTCCGGACCAATGAATAATACTTTTGAATCCGGATTATTTGGTATTAAATCTAATTTTGATGATAAACCATCTGTTTCTTTTAATGAAGAACCATCTATTCGTATTTTAGGTTCTGACCATGATGACCATCGCCCAAATTTAGGACATTCTACTGCTAACACTTCATCTGATGCTAAAACATGGGATGGATATGGAAAGTTTAACAATGTACCTATAAATCCTGACTCTAGAATGTCATCTGAACCTAAGTTATCAAAAGACGAATTACTCAGAGAAAAATTCAAATTTTTAAGAAAGCTTGAAGCTCTTGAGAAGAAAGGAGTTGAACTAACAAAAAAATACACTATGGATTCCAATTTACAAGAAATGATGGGAGAGTATGAGATGATTATGGAGGAGAAAACAAGACAAAATTCAGTCAAATTTCAAGGAAATATGATGATGGCTATTATCAATGGTATTGAATTCTTAAATAATCGTTTTGATCCTTTTGATGTTAAACTTGATGGTTGGGGTGAGCAAATTAATGAAAATATTAATGATTACGATGAAATTTTTGGAGAATTATATGAAAAATATAAGTCTAAGGCATCACTTGCACCAGAACTTAAATTATTATTTCAATTAGGAGGCAGTGCTATGATGGTTCACATGTCCAATACTATGTTTAAGTCAGCAATGCCTGGA